TCGTCTCCGAACCCACGTCCGGCGCGGCGGCGCTTGCTGGATCGGCGGCGGGTGGCGCGACGACCAGCGGCACGCTGACCCTGACGGCGCCCACCCCGCCGCCGCCGCCGCCCGGCCCGTGGGACCGTGACATGACGCTGCGCGTGCGCTGCGACTGGGACCGCGACGGGGCGATGACGCAGTCCTTTGACGATATCAGCGACCGGGTGGTTGAGGCGGAATGGTCGCTTGGCATGTACATGCCGTATCAGGAGATTGCCGACGAGGCGCGGCTAGAGATGACCGTGGTCAACACCGACCGCCGCTTTACGCCGGAGAACGAGAGCAGCCCGCTCTACGGGCTGCTGGCGCCGGGCGTGCCGGTGCTGGTTGAGATGGTGGACGCGACCGGCGCGCCGAACATCATGTGGCGTGGCTGGCTTGACCAGATTCAGCCGAGTTGGACGCCGGGCGGGGACCACGGTCCGCTGTACGCGCGCCTCGTCGCGCTGGGCGGCAAGCAATACATGCAAGCGGCGAAGGTCACGCTGGACCTGCTGACCAACGTGCGGACCGACGAGGCCATTCGCGCCATCTTCGAGACGGTGACTTTTCCGCCGAAGCTCTCCGGCGAGTGGCGGCTAGGCATTGCCGGGGCGAGCGAGTTGGGCGTCACGACTCGGCTGGTGGACGCCGCCGGCAAAACGTCTTTTGACGAAGGCAACGTGACGTTGAGCTACGTCGGGGACAACTGGGACGAAGCGGATGCGTATGGCGCGATTTATGACCTGGTGCGCGCCGAGCGCGGGCGCTTCTTCTTCGACCGCGACGGGCAGGCAGTCTTCTGGAACCGCGCGCACTTGCAGACCACCATCCTGCCGGTGCTGCGCCTGGAACAGTACCAGGCGCTGGAATATGTCTATGGCGACGACCTGTTTACGGCGGTGCGCGTGCGGGTGGCGCCGCGCACGATCAGCAGCACGGCCAGCGAAGTGCTCTATAAGTTGGACGAGCCGATTACGCTGCGGCCCAGCGCCGCGCGCACGTTGCGCGTCAGCTACCGGCAAGCCGACAGCGACGCAATGGTCGCGGGGATGGACATCACCGTGCCGAACGCGGGGGACGGGTCGCTGGCCACCACGGGCAACCTGAGCGTGCAAATCACGCCGGGCGCGACCTCGGCAGAGATTGCGCTGACCAACCTGAGCACAATTGAGAACGCCTCGCTGGACACGTTGATTATTCGCGGGCGGCGGCTGACGAGCTACGGGTATCAGGACGCGCTCGAAGAGGACGTCAATACTGTCGCGGTCTACGGGCGGCGCGAGCTGTACATTGACGCGCGATTGCTGGATGAAGTCAGCGAGGCCGAGCAAATCGCCAAGTGGGAATTGCTGCTGCACAACGCGCCGCGCGGGCTGGTGTACGCGGTGCAGCTCAAGAACCGGAACGCGGCGTACCGGGAGGCGCAGATCCGCCGGACGATGGGCGACCGGATTACGCTGGCCGCGCCGCAGATTGAGCATGAAGGGGACTATCACATCATCGGCGAAATCCACCGCGTCACGTCGGGCGGCAAGTATCACGAAACTACCTGGCGCTTGGAACCCGCCGCGCCGTATGCGGGGTGGCTGTTTGGGATAGAAGGGTATAGCGAGTTGGGCGAGACGACCCGGCTCGGATTCTAGGAGCGCATCATCATGGCTTGGAATGCACCTGTGACACAGAGCGTCGGGACGCTGATCACGCCCGCCATCTGGAACAGTCAGATCGTTGAGAATCTGCTGTACTTGAAGTCTCCGCCGATCACGTTGATGGACAGCCTGCAAACGCTGACCACCAGCAGCTCATCTTACGTCAACGTGTTCGAGACGCAGAACATTGTGACGGCAGCCGGCGGGCGCGTGCTGCTGATGGGGTTGGGCTACGCCAACCATAACGAGAGCGGGGTGGTGGAGCTGCATCTCAACCTCACCGTGGATGGGGTCGATGACGTGGCTGGCAGCGACGGCTACGTGCGCCAGTACCTGCAGGGCACCGGACGCGAGCCTTTCGTGATGCTCTACATGTCCGACACACTAAGCCCCGCGATGCATACCTTTCGCCTGCGCGCGAAGGTCATCCCCATCGCGGGCACGACCGGGACCGTGACGATTACCACACGCCGCTTCTGGCTGATGGAGGTCTGAGATGCAAACGCTTGAGTTTCCGCTGCCTGAGGCAGCCAACGTGTCCGCGCTCGACCGCGCCATGCGGGCGCGCTTCGGCGACCGTATCAGCGGCATCAGCGTCGCCGGCGACGTGCTCATGGTGCACGTGCTGGAACCGCAGGACGACGACGAAGACGCGGCGCTCGACGTGCTGGCCGCACACGACCCGGACGCGCTGACGCCGGAACAGGCGGCGCGCAAAACCGCCGACGACGCGCCGGCACGCGCGGCGGCTATTCCGGGCTGGGCGACGTGGGACGAAGCGGAAACCGTCGCATGGATTGAAGACAACGTGCGCGACCTGGAAAGCGCCAAGCAGGTGCTGATCGACATGGCGCGGCTGCTGGTGGCGCTGCGCGACGCGCAGTGGCCGGGGCTGGCAATCGAGGCAGAGCGGGTTACCAAAAAGTAGCAGCCCACCCCGGCGGCGCTAGGGCCACCGCCGAGGCAGGCTTATCAATCAGTATACGACAGGCCCGCAAGAGGGGCAAGACGCATGGAAGTAAAGGACATCCTGGAGCCGTTGGCGTACCTCATTCTCGTGGTACTTGGCGGCGCGGTGACCGAACTCCGCCAGCGGCGCAAGGGTGCTCCGTGGCGCGAGAGAACCCGGCTTTTAGAGGGGCGCCTTGACACGCTGCGCAAGGACCGCCAAGACGACCTCGCGGTGATCGACCACTTGCAGAAGCGCGTCGATAAGCTGGCGCACTACGAGGAACTGTACAACACGCTCAAAGAGGCGCACGACGGGCTAAAACTCGACCACGAAGACCTCAAGGCGAAATTTGAAGCGAAGGTAATTGCCTGGAAGGAAGTCACCGACTCGCTGAATAACGAGCGTGCGCGTACCGCAGAACTTGAGCGCGAGTTGCAGCAAGAGCGCGCCGCGCGCCATGACGCCGAAACCCGCGCGGACGCGCTGCTCGAGGCGCTGCACGCAGTGCGAAATGGACACGTGCCGGAGTGTACACCCGAACCCGTTGAGATGGCGGATAGTGCCGCCGAACAGGAGCAAAGTAATGGAGAGTAAGCCGTTCTACACCTCGCGCAAGTTCGCGTATGCACTTGGAACATTCCTGGCGTCGCTGGTGCTGGCGCTGCTTCCGGCGCTGGTCGAGTTGGACGCGGAAACGACCGACATGCTGGAAACGATGCTCCCGCTGATCTTCGTGATCGGCGCGCTCGTCATCACCGGGCATACCGTGACCGATGTCATGGCGGTCTGGAAAGAGGGCGTCAAGTATAAGACGTTGCAAGAGGCAGCGCACGACTTGATCGACGCGGTGCCGATTCCAGAGCGCGCCCCGCAGTCGCAGCCGCAGGAGACGCTACCAAGTGAGTGAGCAGTGGGTGAGGCTGCCGCTGGCGGACTTGCAATACATCGAGAGCGCGTTGCGGCTGGCTGAGGCGCAACCGGACGTCAAGCCGACGGTGCGCGAGGCGGCGCTGCGTGCGATGACCGTGCTGCGCCGCAACTACCAGCACGCAGAAGCGCCGTGCGTGACAGCGACCGTGCCCGCGTATCCATCTCAGACGGTGACCGGCGCATGAAGCGGCTGGCGGTACTGCTGGCGCTCGTGCTGCTGTGTGCGCTGCCTGTTGCGGTTGCGCAAGGCCCCGGCACGCCTACGCCAGAAGTAGAGGTATTGTCCTGGAACGCAGAGACGGGGGAGCTGCACGTTGTCATTCGTATGCCGCAAGCAACCGCCACCGCGACGCCCGTACCTGTGGCTACTGAGACGCCGAGCGCGACGCCCACGAGTACGCCCACCGCGACGCTGACGCCGAGCGCCACGCCTACCGCTACCAGCACGCCCGAACGGGTGTGCATGGGCACGGTGCGCGCAACCCCGTCGCTAAATATCCGTAATGCGCCCAACGCCAGCGCAACCGCGATAGCGAAGGCGCAGCCCGGCACGCGCTGGCAACTGTTCGAGGTCGAGTACCTCGGCAATGACGAATGGGTGCGCGTGCAGCTCGCAGACGGGCGCGCGGCGTGGATGGCGGCGTACTATGCGGGACAGACGTATGTGGAGTACGACAGCAGCGCGGGCTGCGCGCTGGTGCGCTGGGGCGACAGCAGCAACCCGTTTGTGACGGACACGCCCGCCGGACCATCTGCCACGCCGAGCATCACGCCCACACCGAGCGCGACCCACACGCCCGCGCCATTTGTGACACCGACGCCGGAGACGATGGGCGTGGGCTGGACCACGATGTTTGGGTATGACCCGGCGCTGTACGAGGTGGGGGAGTCGCTGCGCGGCAAGGGCTACCAGCCCGCGATTGTGCTGACTTCGAACGCCAGCGAGTCATGCGCCTGGGCCGCGCGCAATTGGCAGGTCGTGGTGCGGCCCTGGTACGCGCTAGGGCTTGGCGACGCCCCGGACCTATCACTGACGCCGGAAGCGTCCGCGCGCGCGCGTGTGCGCGACCTGGAAGGCTACGTGGGGCTGCTATGCGCTGACTCTGCGAACGTCACGGTGCAATTGACCAACGAAGTGACGTTCCCGTCTGCGGCGTACCTGAACCGCTGGATACTCGCGGCGTGCGCGGAATGTGACGCGCGGGGCTGGCATTGTGCGCCGATTGCCCTGTCTGTCGGTACGCCCGAACTAGACTGGATGCCCACGCTGCGCCCGGCGCTGGCGGCGCTACACGAGGGCGACCACGCGCTGATCTATCACGCCTATGGTTATGAGCGCGACGGGATGTTGTGCGACCTCGCGGCGGTGTGGACCGTGTGGCGCGTGCGCCTGCTGCGGCTGGCGGCGGGGGATGTGCCCTGGCCGCGCGTGGTGGCGGGCGAGGTGGCGCGCGGGGCGGGGGATGTCGCGCCCATCGTCTCAGACGCGGCGTGCTTCGTGCGCTATGCGGACGGGCTGTATAACACCGCCGCGCTGTGGTATTCGGGCAGCGAGAGCGCATGGAGCGGGGCGCGCTGGTTTGGCGACGCGATGCGCGAGCTGGTGCGGGTGCTATGACCTACGCAGTGGTAATGTGGCTTGCGGAGACAACGACCGGCGGCACGGTGTACATCGCGCGCCATCCTGAGCTGTCGGGCTGCTTTGCGCAGGGCGACACGCCCGGCGAAGCGCGGGCGACGCTCGATGACGTGCGCGCGGCGTATCTGGCGCACCTGGCCGCGCACGGGCTGCCCGTACCGGCAGCGGCGCAGATGCACGACGGGGATACGGTGCGCGTGCACGCGGGCGCGCTGTGAAGGTATCCGGAATGACCAATCTCATACGTGATTGCGAGGTGTTGACATGCGCGGAATGATGCGATTGGCGCTGTTAGGCGTGCCGGGGGCGCAGATCGGGGGCAGCGTCCCGTTCGGTGAGGGCGGCACCGTCTATGGCGTGTCGTGGGATGGCGGCGCAGACCCGACGCTGACGCGCACCGATGACGCGGTGGGGATGGTCGCCAACGCTGGCGTGGATATGACGCCTGTAGATAACGACTTCGACACCGCCGACATCTACAAGGACATCACTGAGGTCACGGACGCGCTCGGCAATGTCTTCGTGAGAATTCCGAAGTTTTACATCGAGAAGACCGCCAACGGTGCGGCGCGCACGTGGCGCATCAGCAAGACCGGGCCGGGCAGCACCGGGTATCTGCCCGCCTGCTTTTGGGATTTTACGAACAATCGGGCGCTCGATTATGTCGATGTGGGAAAGTACCCTGCGTCGCTGAGCGGCGACAGCAAACTGGAAAGCAAACCGGGCGTCTACCCGCTGATATCCCAAAACATCGTCCAGTTCCGAGGCTATGCACAGGCCAATGGTCCAGGGTATCAGCAGCTCGATATCCACGTAGTGGACGCGCTGCAAACGCTCTTTATCGTCGAGTTCGCCACACTCCACTCGCAGGGCGTGATGGCGGGCTACACCAGCGGCCGCTACACCGCGACCGAACTCGCGACCGTCACAGAGAGCAATACCAACCGCATCGTCGTCGCCAACGCAACCGCCGCGCTCTACCGCATCGGGCAGGCAATTAGTGTAGGGACGACGCAGGGCGGCAACCAGGTCTTTTACGGCAGGACCATCGAGGACATCGTCCCCTATGACGGCTCCAATATGGCAATCGAGTTTGACGGCGACCCGGTTGACATAACCGCCGGGAACCTCCTGTACAACACCGCCTGGCGCAACGACTTCTCGGGTTGGATAGCCGCCAGCAGTGGCAGCCTGGTGAGCAACAGCGACGGCAAGTACCCGATGATGTACAGGGGCATCGAGAATCTCTGGGGCAATGTCTATCAGTTTGTGGATGGCGTCAACATCAACGACTGGCAGGCGTGGGTGTGCCGCGACGCCAGCCAGTACGCGAGCAACCTGTTCGCGGCGCCATATGAGCAGCTTAGCTACGCCAACCACGACGCCAATGGGTATGCGGTGGAGATGGGGCAAGACCCGGATCGACCGTTTGCAGAGCTCCCGGTGGCGATCGACGCGTCTGCGGTCAACTCAGCTTATAAGGACTACTACTATCAAGCGAGCGGTCAGCGCATTGCCCTGTGGGGCGGGTGCTGGAACAGCGGCGCCCGTGCGGGGCTGTCGTGCTGGTACCTGAGCAGCTCCTCGTCGTACGCGTGCGTGGTCCTGGGCGGCCGGCTTCTTAAAAAAGCTCTGTAGGGGGGTCTGGGGGATCACCCCCAGCCTTAGCGCGATGAAGTGAAAAGAATACAGGGGTTTGGTGTGCGTGCTTGCCCAGTGGGGCGGGAACTGGAACAACGGCGCCAATGCGGGGCTGTCGTACTGGAACCTGAACAACACCTCGTCGAACGCGAACGTGAACCTGGGCGGCCGGCCTCTTGTTAGCATGCGGATGAATCGGAAAGGCACACCATACTCCTCACCGCTTGGTGAAAATGAAGCCGCACAGAGCAGGGTTTAGTAGGCGACAGCTCGAACCACCTTGAGGCTAATAAGAAGTTGTCATGAAGCGCGTTGGGCACCTTTACGAGCGGATCTGCGACCTGGAGAATATCAAGCAGGCGATCATGAAGGCGTCGCTCGGCAAGCGGCAGAAAAAGCATGTCCAGCGCGTCCTTGCCGATCCCGACCGCCATGCAGCGACGGTGCGCGAGATGCTCTTGGCGCGCACCTATGTGCCGTCACCTTATACCATCAAGGTTATTCGTGATGGTCCGGCACAAAAGGAGCGCCAGATCTATAAGCCGCGCTTCTACCCCGACCAGGTCATTCACTGGGCCCTGATGCTTCAGCTTCAGCCAGTGATCATGCGTGGCATGTACGAGTACTCGTGTGGCAGCGTGCCAGGCCGAGGGACGAGCTACGGCCAGAAAGCCCTGCGGCGCTGGCTTGATACGGACTGTCGCGGCACGAAATACTGCTTGAAGATGGACATCTCCAAATTTTACCCATCTGTCGACCTTGCCACCCTGAAGGCGACGTTTCGGCGGCACATCAAAGACGCGGACTGTCTATGGCTCATCGACACCATCATTGACAGCGTGCCGTGCGGGCTACCAATCGGGAACTACACGAGTCAGTGGTTTTCGAACTATTTTCTGCAAGGGCTGGATCACTATATCAAAGAGCAGCTCGGCATCAGGTACTACATTCGCTACGTCGATGACCTGGTCCTGCTCGGTCCCAACAAGAAGGCGCTCCACAAAACCCGAGTGGCGGTCGAGGGGTACCTCCAGAGTATCCATCTGCAGCTCAAGCCGAACTGGCAGGTCTTCCTTGTCAACAAGCGGGCGATCGATTTCTTGGGATTTCGCTTCTACCGCGATCATACGACGCTCCGGAGGCGCAACGCGTTGCGGATCCGCCGGCGTGTGACCAAGATAGCCCGAAAGGGCACACTCAATTACACGGATGCCTGCGCGGTGGTGTCGTATTGGGGATGGATTAAGCGCAGCGACAGTTACAGGTTCTATTATCGGTACGTCAAGCCGAAAGTGAGCATCGCGAAGGCGCGCAGGAGGATTAGCGACCATGACCGAAGTGCCTGAGTTTGATCAATTTGTGGAGTATGTCACATCCGGCGGGATTCTCCCGGTCGCGCTGGAGCAGCACAGCCTCGGCGAGCTGCCAACGCTGGAGACAGTGCGCGATGGATACGCTCGCGTCGCCGCGCTGGGCCGGCCAGCGATCCTGGACGCCGGCCAGGTGGCAGCGCTCCAGGAGGCGATCGCTGAGGTGTACCATCAAGACGTGGCCGAGCACGAGGTCGGCGCCGATCCGGCGCAGACCGTCGAGCGCCTGCTGTGGGTGCGGTCGCGCCCGGAGTGGCACGTCGGGCTACAGTGCGTTACGGCGGATGCAGAGCGCACGGTCGGCGTGTACTTTAATCTGGCGGATGGCAATCTCTACCGGTGCATCACACCACACGTTGCGCAGGCGGACTGGCGTCCCGATCTGCCGGGCGTGGCGGCGCTATGGGCACGCTTTTACGAGCCGGAGGCCGGACCGCAGCCCTGGGAGCAACCGCTTGGGGCGGGGTACGGATACCTTAAGGGCGCGAAGGTCACGCACAACGGTTTTGTGTGGGAGAGCATCTTCGACGGTGAGAACGTCTGGGAGCCGGGCGTGTTCGGCTGGGAGCAGGTCGGGCCGGTGTAAGTTTTGCGAAGGTCGATTCACATAAGTGATGCGCCCCGGCACACACCGGGGCGCTGTGTTAGTCGAGCTTGACATTATATTTATCCAGCGTGGGCTTTGACAGCGCGTCTTGCAGAGCATCCATGATTTGGGTGATGCGCGGGTGCATCTCGACCTCAGACGATATCGGCTCGGATGTAATATCCCAGGCCTCATTCACCGCTTGTTGCAGCGCATCCCGCTCGGCTTCCAGCGCGTCGATGTGCGCTAGCAGCGCGGGGATGTCAGCGCGGGCATAGGCGATGAACTCTGCGTCTTCTACGCTTCTCACATACTCCCAACTAACCAAGTCATTGACACCCTGGGCATCATCGGTAAGGTGAAGCACCGAACTGAACATACTACTGTGTTGGCGCGAGAAGTTATCCTCTGTGAGTAAATCCCCCTCATGCCATTCCCACGGCCCCGGCGTCGCGGCGTCTGCACGCGCCCGAATAGCTGCAAGCTGTTCCTTGCTCAGTGGCTCAGTCATCTCCAGTCCTTGTTCGGCTAGCTCGCTGACGATAGACTCTAGCTTGCGGATGCGCTCAATTGGTTGCGGACTGTCATCCCCGCGCATCGCCATTCGCACCGCGTCACATGGGGGCAGGGTGTGCTCCACAACATCCTCGCGGTTATCATACGGGTGATGCTCATAGCCGAGTTCGTTCAGCAGCGGTACCGACTCGACCACCACCAGCACCGCGCCCGGTCCCTTGCCGTGACCACAGCAGCACGCAGTTGTGATGATGCCCTGGTCGTTCATGCGATGCACATAGTCCGCAATACACGCATCCACGTAGACCGGGTGCCAGCCGTCCGGCACATCAGGGTTGTTGCGCCGGATGACGTGGATGAGTTTGTCGGTGCCCCATTTGCACATCGTATCCCTTTCTGGCAGAGTGATTCGCATAACCTATCCCGGCAGTAGTTCGCGCGCCCGCGCAATCGGGCAGTCGAAAACATGGTGCTCTGCCTCGTTTCGATCCCACGCGCCGCCACAGTAATCGCAGTAACGATACCCCGAACCGTCAGAGGCTACGTCGATGTACCCCCCTGGCTGCCCGTAGGCTGTGGCGTCTGTGAGTTCCACCAATATATCGCGCAACCGCGCCGCTTCCTCGCGCGCCGCCGTCACTTCGCACACCACCTTGTCTAGCTCTCGAATGTTGGCGTGTAGGCGCGGCTTGATCTCTGCCAGCGCGTCCGGTGCGTGCTTGGCAAGCGCCTGGTAGAGCATCAGCGCGTTTTCCTGCGCTTGTGCCAGTTGTTCATCTCGAACTGCCGCTCGGTCGCGCAGCATACGAGTCTCTAGCTGTTCCGGGGTGGTCATCGTGTCCTCTCCCTCAGTGTTGTGTACGACCCTTCTCGTTAGTGATAGAGCAGGGCGCTTTCCTGCCGTTACAATGCGCCGCGACTGGGTGTAACATAAGTAAAGAAGTGTTACATGTTTGCAAATGTTACACCCACTCACGCAGCGCACCCGCGCCCGGCGCGCGCGCCACGCGGCGACCAGCAACAGCGCGGCCAGCAGCAGCGCGTAGCTCATGCGTCTTCCTCGCTCTTGCGCACCCACCACCCGCCGCAATTGTGGCAGTACAGCGTGTTCCAGTTGTCATCCTGCGGAATCCGGTAATGCCCTGGACAATTCGGACATTCGAGAACAGCGCGCATAAAGCCCATCGCAAGCCCGCCCAGCGTGGCGCTAGCGCCGTCTAATTCCTTGTGTCGCTCAGCAAACGCTTTTGCCTCGTCTATCGCCACGTTCACACTGTGCATGTCGTCCATCGCGTCCTCTCCGTTCTGGGGCGGACGTGCGCCCGGCGCGCTCTCCGCTGTATGCTAGTACTCTTGCTTGTTTACCAGTCCTGCCATATAGCAGGCGCGTTTAGACAGCTTTTTGAGGCACGCAGATACCGCGCCGTCGTATGTCACTGATATTCCCTCAAGCACGCAGACGCCATGCCCGTTAACAAGCGCCACGCGCCAGTACGGAGCGCAATAATGCACCTTCATCGTGCCGCTGCTGTCGCCCAGGAATTCCTCAAGCAAGTCTATGTCCATTGTCCTCTCCGTGTCTGTGGGGGCGGACGTGCGCCCGCCCCGCTCGTCTGCGTGCGCTACCCCGCCTTCCGGCGCTTCTGCGGCGTGTCCGCTGGCACCGGCGCCTCGACCAGTTGCGGTTGTTCGGCGGGCGCGCCCTCGCGTTCGTCGCTCGGCACGTATGCCTGGATCGCGGCCATCGCTTGATCCGGCGTGCCCTTGTACTCGGCGGCGATGCTGGCGAAGTTCGTGCAGTCCAGCGCCTTCGCTACGCGGTTGCGCGCGTGTGGTAGTTCGATGCCTTCCCACACCGTCTCGCGCGCCCACGCGACCATCTTATTGATGCGCCCCGGCTCATGCGTCCAGGGAACCATCTCCTGCGCGGCGGGCGGCAGTTCGTCCGCCACGCTCGGCTTCGGCGGGTTGTGCGTGCTGCGCTCACCGCGCGTCGTGGGCTGCGCCTCGCTGCGCGTGACCTCACCCGTGTCGCCGTCGATGGCGCGCGTGTCGTTGCCGAACCGCTGCTTGTACCAGCGCGCGAACTGCGCGAACGCTTGCTTTTCGTACTCCTGCCGTTCGCGCCAGTCGAGTTTTCCGGGCTTCCAGTCAGTCACGATGCGCGGTGCATCTAGCAGGTAAGCGCCCACCCCAAACAGGCGCGCGGCGCGCTTGATACTGTCTGTAGCCGCAGCCTTGATAACATCGTGATCTAGCGTGTCTTCCTCGCGCTTCACAGACGCACCACCTACGCCGGTACGGGCCGCGTCGCACACAACCATCTCCTGCGAGACGGTCGCCGAATCTCCGCTGATGACAATCTGCGCGTTACGCAGTTGCCAGCCAGGATCAACCTCAGTCAGTCGGTCCCTTACCGGGTCCTCGGTCGTGTACACCAGCCAGCGCGCTTTTGTGTTCTGGCTAAACGTCTCTGCAACGCGCACCTCGTGCCCCGCCTCAAGCGGTAGCGGTGCGCTCAACTTCTCTACGTCTTCGCGTGTCAGTGTCATCATGTCCTCCTACAATCCCAGCGCGTTGCCGGTTTCCAACTTGCCATTCACATACGTTCCGGCGATCAGAACCATCCTGCCGCCGTCTTCGAGGCGCATTGGGGCGCGACGCCGGTAACACAGGCGCATCATGCGGGAGAAGCTACTGGACGTAATGTGCCGAACTCGGTAGTACCGATTCGTTTTCGTCACAAATCGCGCGTCATATCCGCTAAACTCAACCGTGCGTGAGACAATAGCCATCATATCCTCCTATGCCGCGCGCCCGAAGACGCGCCCCACTGTCAACATGTACTTGCCGCGCAACCGCGCCAGCGCGTAGCGTTCCCACACGCGCCCCAGCCGCCGCAGCCGCGCATCCTCGCGCGCTTCTGCAGCCGCCGCGACGGGCAGCGTGGCCGCGTCGATGCGGCGGTTCGTCGCGCGCGCGGACGCCAGCGTCACCCCCGCGCCGCGTGCGTCATAAAATGCCCAATTCACGCGCGCCAGTTCGTCAGCATACGGTTCCAGCGCCGCGTCCCGTGCCGCGTCGTGCGTGGCGATCAGGTGCTCGCGCACCGCGCTTGTCGCTGTCACGCGCGCCAGCCATTCCACGCTCGCCGGGTTGCGCATCTCCGGGTCGTTTGCGCCGGACAGCGCGGCGAGGTCCTCGCGCCGGTCGCGCTGGTTGCGCTCCCACTGGCGCTCGAAGTAAGCTTGTTCATCCTCGTATCGCATCGCGTCTTGCGTCCCTTCTGCGCCTGCGCTACACTCGCGCCGGGCGCGCTGCGGGCGGGACGCTCGCAACGTCCCGCCCTCCCCGTTCGTTTGCCCCTAGCGGCGCGCCCAGTTCGCACGTTCCGCCGCGTCTTTCAGCGCGTACCAGTTCGACACCTCGCGCCCAAACTGTTCCCATGCGATCTCGCACGCAAAGCAGTAGCCACTGTCCGGGTTGGCAGTGCAGGTGCAGCCGGGCGTCCGGCACTTCTGCGCGCCCTTCGTGGTGCCATTTCCGTTACGTCCGTTTTGCTTTTTAAGGAACACTGTCAAAACCTCCCAAACTAGAATGCGGCTAAAAGAGGTGTGCTACTGCGCTACGCCGCCGCGTCCGGCTTGCTGCGCGTCGCGTGCCTGGAGCCACTCCGGCTGGACCATCTTGACGCCGTACGGGCCAAAGTTGACGCGGGTGTGCGGGTCGCCGTGCGCCCAGGCGTCCCAGTTGCGACCGGTAACCATGCCGACGGTGCCCTTCGGGATGGTCTTGAGTCCCTCATCGGCGCGCGGCGAGCGCAGGTCTCGCGTGGTGACGACAATATCTCCGGTCGAAAAAGAGTGTTTCTGCTGTTCTGGCATTAGATTCTCCTCACTGATTCCCCTTAACTGGCACAAGTTGCCAGTCACCGACGAAACGGGGCGATATTCGCGCTACGCCGCCGCGTCCGGCTTGCTGCGCGTCGGGGGCGTCCACTCGATGCTGCGCGTCTCCTGCTGCCGTCGGTCGCCCAGCGTGGCGGGCGTCGCGTCGTCGTCGTCTTCGTGCGCGTCATCCAGGCCGATGTCCGCCGCGAGCTGCGCCCCGTTCAGCCTTGCGGTCAACCGCTCCACCGCGCGCCTGCGTTCCTCGGAGATGCGCTTCTCAAGCGTGTACATGCGATACAGCGCCGCCGCGCTAAACCCCGCGCACACGTCCGTCGCGTCCGCCACCAGCGCCGCATTCTCGCGCTCGGCAAGGCGCGCGGTTGCCGCGTCCAGCTTGGCGGCTAGCGTGTCGCGTTCCTCACGCAGCGCCGCGTTCTCGGCTCGCAGCGCGTCAATCTCGCGCCGCGCGTCGTCTAGCAGGATGCGCTCGGTCGTCAAGCGCTCTTTGGTTGTCGCGTAGTTCGCCAGCTGCGCCGTCAGCGTCGCGTTCTCGTCCGCCAGCAGCGCCGCCTCAGACAGCGCCCACTCCGCACCGTATTCCGCATCCCAATTCGCCTCGATGCGGAAGGCGCGGCTCGGATAATGCACCGCGTAGGTATGCCGCCGCGCCTCGTGACGCAGCGCCGCCTCCGCCGCCAACTCTGCGTGCACCTTGTCGCGGATACGCCCGTTCTCGATTAGCGCGCGCTCGGTGTCGTCTTTGGGCCAGATCGGTTTGTCGTAATTCTCGAAGTCAAGCATCGTGTCCTCTCCTGTCGTCTAAGTTCTTCGTGTGTGTGCGCGCTAGCGTGTCTCGATGCTGTCCACCCGGAAGGCATCAGGCCACACGTCGCGAAAGCTCGTATTCTGCAACTTGCGAACGGCGCTCTTTTGCGCGTCCTCTGGCGTATCGGCGTCGATGTCCACATACCCGTCATAAGTTGGGCGGAACGCTGCGCCTCGAACGGTAATCCAAACGCGGTACTTATTCATCGTGTGCCTCCTGCCGCGTGCGCGGCGTGCGGGGCGTCGCCCCCTGCTCCGTGTGCGTGCTAGCTGGCTGCTACGCCGTACTTCGCGCTTGCACTCATCTTGCGCGTGTACTCTTTACCGTCGAAGCTAGACACCGTGACCACCTGTAACGTCTTGCCGCTCTTGCTAGGCGTGATGTCCTTAATCGTGCCGGTGTACCCGAAATTCCACATCAGCACGTCACCGACTTGGAGGTCACTGCCGAGCTTCGCCGGAACCCACCCCACACCTTGTAGATGAATGTGGGCGCGCTCAAATTCGAGGCGACGGTGGTATTCCTCAATGTAACTGGTAACTTCGGCGGTCGTCTGCTGGTCCATCGTGCGCTCCGTTTCGTCGTGTTGCTTAACCTTGCAATCATTGTAGCACAGATGCACAACTGTTGTCAACACCCTTGAGGATGTTATTCTCCAAACATCCCCGGCTCGACGCGCTGCCAGATGTCGCCTATCGACTCGAAGGCATAGTAAAACCGCGCGATGTCGTTGCCGAGATAAAACACGGCAGACGGAAACGGTGCGCTATCTTCTGCCTGTCCGAACTTGAGTCGCCCCTCGACAAAGCACACCGGATAATCGCGCAGCATTTGCCACCACTTTGTATCCGTGCGCGCTGGCACCAGCGCAATAGCCTCAGTTGTATTCCCCGCCGCGTGTTCTGCGCAGAGCTTTTCCACCCACGCGCTGATTTCGCGACCATACGGCGGATTCATATAGACGGCTCCATACCAGTTCTGCGCAAGCCCGTCATCTTCCTGAGTGTAGTGGCGCTCCGCCGGTACGTTGGGCGTTTCGTGGCTATTGCTGCATGGGTCCAGGTCGATGACTTCCAGGCATGCCAGCGTTGCGTCGATAATCTCTCGCGGCGTGTAGTGTTCCGGCGTGGCGCTCGAAAAGTGGACGGCGAGCGGCGCAGGGCGGGGCTTGTCTTCTGGTTCTTCACCGTTGGCGCTATGCGGGATGCGCACCCACTGATCAGAGGCGGGATCGATGTACTGAGTTTCCGGGCCACCCAACTGCATAAACTCATCTGCCGTGCGATGATGGCAGAGGCGACACTCCCACACATAAGCCTCGACAGGTTCCCATTTTGTGTGGGTTTCGTAGCAGTACTTGCAGTATGCTGGTGCCCCTTCTTCGTGACGCCACACGGGCCATTCTTCCTCGCCCTGCTCCGGTTCCGCTGGCCGCGTCATATCATCGACCACGCGCTGAACATGCCCCGCTGTGATCTTGCCGTCGGGCGCGGTATCGACCGCACGCTGCCACGCTTCGCGCTGCTGGTCCGGTTCAAGGCGCACTAGCGGTTCGGTTGAAACGATGCTGCTCGGTAAACTCGACGAGCTCGTCGAGTTTCCGTCAGTAATTTGGAGATTCTGAAGCACTTGTGCTGCGTTCATGTAGCGCAGCGCATTTCGACTTGTAAAGCCCCACCTCTCCAAGCAATAGTCATCAAACGTGCTATACTCCGCTCGGTACAAGCGCCCGTTGCGGATTCTGAGCAGCGCTTCTCCCACCTCAAAGAACTCTCGAATTCCGCGCTCGATAATCGCTTCACAGCTTGCCAGTTCCGTGCGTTCGATTGCGTTCAATGTCATATCTCCCGGTTGCACCATGAGATGAACTCCTTGATAGACATCACGGCGATGAGCTTTTCGCCATCTACCTGGCTCAGAAGCCAATTCATCGCGCCCGCTGTAAACCCGCTCCCGTCGATTACGATAACCGCCGGGTACGGGTAGTGGGTCTTGATATTCTCGACCAGGAACGGCAGCTTTTCCTCTGCCGAGCCGGTCACGTCCTGCCATTTCGCCTCGATGATGAGTCCGTTTGGAATACGATCACACGGCTCGATAAGCACATCGACCCGTAACTGGCGTCCGAAGATGGACCGCTCGCTTAGAGAACATTGAGACACATGCGGGATACCTTTTCGAGTGAGCAGCCCCGTGATGACTCCCTCGAAGGTTCGGCCCGATGCGTTAGCCGCTATAGACACCTTTAACCCCCTAGCTAATTGACACTGCCGTCATTATAACACCTATGCACAACACCGTCAAACACTTGACGCGTGTATCATGCGGTGCTACAATGTGCGTATGGGTGTACCCAATCGGAAAGGATAGGCTATGGCAGACATGCCAAGATTCGCGTTTCACACAACCGATGAAATGGCGGACGCACTTCGGGCAGCCGCCACCAAACGGCGCGCGCCGGTTAGCTCGATCATCCGCGAGGCCATTGAGGAATACTTTGGCGAGCGCGGGGTCGAGTTCAAAACGCGCGTTGAATGGGGTAAACGAACAGAGCAGGATACCGAAGAGGGGCAGCTTGCGGCGGTGAGCGCCCCGTAGCGACGCCCACCGCCCGGCGGCTGGCGAGCGTGCGCCAGCGCCACGTTGATCATACGCGCGCGCGGGTGCGTGCGCAACCGAACGCCATGAGTCACACCAGCCCTGCACAGCCGTGACTCCGAGACAATTAACGACACCCTCAGTATACCATATTTGCGGGGGGGTTGGGGGGCGCTATGTGTAGCGGTTATGTAAAAATCAACCGGACCGTAGGGAACGAGGGGTTAGAACTGATGTATAATGGGGGCATAACAAGTAAGAGTGGCTTACGTAATGTAAGCGGTGCGCGCTGGTAAGCGGTTTGTGCAGCACCTTTGTGCTATTCTGAGGGGAAGGAGCGGTATGTGGTACGCATCGAGGTAACACACGACATGGCGGCGCTGGCCGTTGCGGTGATCGCCGCGTGGCTTTTGCTGCGCCCGCCGGATTCGCGGCTCGCTGCCGAACGCCCTGCTCCCCGGCGTGCAGACCGGGACCACAAGCGGGACGAAGGCAGCGAGGGGGTACACGAACTACACGTCGTCACGTCGCGCGCCGCGAACAGCGCGTAGCCCAGTTATATCTTATCATGAATATTGTTCAGCATGGTACAATAGGCTTTACGCGCGGGCGTGGTAGGCGTCGATCCGGGCTAATGCCGCACGCGGTCGCCCGGAGACTGCGGTTCGAGTCCGCACACGTCCACCATACCACACGGGGGTGCGGTGACGACCTGAGCAGTAAGCCCGCACGCACGATAGGCCCGGTGCTCCCCGGCTGGCCCCGTCCGGGTATATCAAATATGGGAACGGGGCACATGACGCGGCGGCGTGGTGGGAACACGCTGATGACCGTCAAGGTAGCTAGTGGCCTTGGGGAACCCCGCGCAAGCGGACCACGGAGAGGTGGAAGGGAGCCGGGCGCAAGGGTATCCGGCAAAGGTTGGCGGGGTGTGCGACCCGCCCTCGCCCTACGCAGTGGTTGGCCCTCGGAGATGCTACCAACCCGGTTCGAATCCGGGCCGCGTTACTGGTTGGGTGTTGCGCGCAATCCGGCGCAACTGAAACGCGCACGTCCTGGCAGGGGTGCGTGCGCGTCCTATTCACTCTGTGCCCCACAAAGCACGACGCGCCTCAGAGGGGCGCGGCGCGGCTGGCAGGGCTATGTAAGTCGCGCACGCGGGAGGTGCGCTACTCATGCAGAATCATAGCACGTCCACTGACTCGCGTCAAGAACGCATACAGTTCCTTAACTATCTCTTCGGGCTAATCGACCAGCCCACCTTCATCGAGATCACGTATATCGCGCCGCCCGGCGTCGAAGTTGACGGCCCGCGCATCGTCACGCACAGTTACCGCCTCGGAGAACAGCGCCCCGACTGGTACGAAGTCGAGCGCATGAACGAGCGCGGCTACGGCGTGTACTACGGCGTGACGCCTAAGCGCCGCCGCCTCGGACGCGGCCAGCGCAGCGACGAGCGCAACACCGCGCTATGCAATGCGCTGTGGGTGGACGTGGATTTAGACGATGAGGTGTATGCCAGCAAGCAAGAGGCGTGCACGGCCATCGGGCGCGCGGTGCATATTCCACCCGGCGCGTTTGTGGACAGCGGCGGCGGCGTGCACGCGCTGTGGGCGATCTACCCGGTGCCCGTCACGCCCACCACCCTACCCATCCTGAAAGCCACGCTGCGCGGGCTGGCGAAAGCCGTGCGCGGCGATACATCGGTGGCTGAGCTGGCGCGTGTGCTGCGCTTGCCCGGGACCGTCAACACGAAACCAAACCGCAACGGCGCGCGCTGCGAGGTGATCGACATCCTGCCACACGTGACGCGCCTTGAAGATTACGCGATGTACCGCGACGAGCTGCCGCCGCGCCGCCCGCCTGTGCGCGTAGACCTACCCGATGGTGCGCGGCTGAACCTGCCCCGCTGGACGCGCGACTATCTGGAACACGGCGCGCCGCAAGGGGAGCGCAATAACCGCCTGTATGCAGCGGCCATTGAGTACCGCAGCAACGGGTACACGCGCAGCGACGCGGACCGCGACCTCGTAGCGCGCGCCCTTGCCGACGGCCTGGACGAAGCCGAGGCGCTCCGGACCATTACCAGCGCGTGGAACAGCAGCTACGGCGCGCCCAACCTGCCCGCACATATCGCCGCGCGCATTCGCGCAAATGAGGCGTGACATGGCCGAAAATCACGTTATACCCAACAGCTTTCAAACACCAAACGTCATTGTGGATCGCCTGATGGGGCTTCTGACGCCAGAAGAATACATGGTGCTGTCTTACGCCATGCGCCACATCCTCGGTTGGAAGGATCGCATTGCGGACCGCAACGCGAACATCAGCTTGAGCATGTTTGAACAGGGCTTTACGCATAACGGCACCACCTACGGGGGAACTGGACTAACTCGCCCGCAGGTTTCACGCGCGCTGAAAAGCCTCGTGGAATATGGCGTTATGCAGAAAACAGGCGAGGCCACAAAAGACGGGCAGCGGTGGGCGTTGACCTTCGATGACCCCAAAGCAATCAAGTGGGCTGCGTTACAGAAACGACGTGACGCCAAAAATAAGAAGGGCGCTCGACGTGTCGAAAAAGCGTCCAAAGCCAGCGCAGAAAAGCGTACTGGTACGACTAGCGTACCACCTCAAAAAGACGCTGACCAGTACGCCCAGCGTACCGGAAGTGGTACGCCCAGCGTACCGGAAGTGGTACGCCCAGCGTACACAATACAAACACACAAACATATAAACACATCTGGCGGTAAGACACCGCAACCACAGCAAAGCCAGTCCAAAACAGAGTCGCCCGCACCTCGTGGATCGACTTCGCAAAAAGTACCAGCCGCGCGCATGAATCCAATGAAGGATGCTATTGCGGATGCGTTTGGCTGGTCCTGGGAACGCATGACGCCAAGCGAGACGGGCCAAATTCAAAAGACGGCGCGCGAGTTATGCCTCGTGGATGCCACGCCTGACGATGTACCACGCCTGATGGCTTACTGTCGCAGCAAGTTCGATCACTTCAAGCCGCCCGCGCTGGCCGCTAACTACACGAACGCAATGAAGTGGGCGGGCTGGCGTGCGCCCGACAAACACGATCACGAACCCACCGCAAGCGAGATGGCAATGGCGCACGTATTAGACGCAATGGAGGCGGGCGATGAGCGAGACACAGCCGACACCCTGGCAGCTTAGCGCGGACGAAGTGCTCGCCGTCGTCATGCGTGATGCGGCGGAATACAAGCGCGCCCGCTACGAACTGGCGTTGATGGTGGCAGACTTCCCGCCCGGCGCGTGGCAAGATGTATTCCGCGCGGTGGACAGTCTCTACTTCGAGGAACAGCCGATCCACATCACGGCGATTATGGACCGCTGCCCGACGGCAAGCCTGGAATGGGTGACGGCGCGCTGGTCGCTGTGGAACACGGCGCTGACTGGCCCCACGCTAGACGGCAATGCGGCGATCTTGAAGGCGCGCGCCCGTGCGTTCGGACAGCTAAACGCCATGAGCGCGGCCATTGCTGACTTGCGCAAGGCGGATTCGGACGATGACCGCGCCGCCGTCATCGGGCGGGTGATCACCCAACTGAGCAGCGAGTTTACCGACACGTTTGCGGACGCAACGGCGCTGGGCGCGGGGGAACGCTTCGAGGCGTACATGCAAGGCGAGCCGGAGCCGGTGATCACAACGGGGCTTCGGTGGCTGGACAACAATACCGGCGGGTTACAGCGCGGGCAAAACTGGTGGATCGCATCGGCCTACAAGATGCGCAAGTCTACCCTGATGCGCAACATGGCGCTGGCGGCGGCGCGCTCGGAAGCGAGCGTGACCATTGCCGCGCGGGAAGGTTCGCAGCAGCTTTTGAACGCGCAGTTTGTCGCAATGCTGGCGGTGGAATACCTCATCAAACAGGGCCACTACAGCGCGGTAGACGCGCACGGTGTCCCGCTGAACGCCATCAGCGCAACGCTGCTGCTGCGCCTCAAGCGGCGCTTCCGAACGCAACTCGACCCGCGCCAGGTGGCAGCGGTGGACTATGGCATCCAGGAGTTTAAGCGCCTCGGCAAGCATCTGCGCATCTATGACAGCACGCCGGAGAATGGCGCGCTCTCGGACCTTGCTAGCGTGCAGACGGTTGTCCTACGCGACCGCGAGATGTACGGGCTGGACGTGCTGTTTGTGGACTACCTGCAACTACTCGACGGCAACCGCAGCAGCATCTATGAGAACGTGTCGCACGCGGCGCAGCAGCTACAGCACATGGCGCAGCGGTACAACATGGCGACGGTGGTGCTGGCGCAACTGAACGAGGAAGCGGTGCGCAGCGGGAACAGCACCAGCCACAGCCCCGGCGTCAAAGGCGGCGGCGATCCGGCGGCGGCGGCGGACTTCCTGTTCCAAACAGGCTACCCGATGGACGCAGAAGGGAACGCGATGAAGGATATGCTGCGCGTGCAAATCAAACTGGCGCGACACGGCGCATATGGGCAAGCCGAGAGCTTCCCGATGCACGAGGCGTCGGGGCTGCTGATGGTAGGCGAACGCGCCCCCGCCCCCGCGCCGCTGGACCTGGGCGGTGCGCGGTGACGGCGCTGCTGAGCGCGCACAGCGTCACGTCGCTGGACGTGGTGCATCACGCGGACGCGCTGAGTCTGCTGCGCGGTCTGCGGTCTGCGAGTGTGGACTTGATCGCGACCGACCCGCCCTACAACATGCGCAAGTTCCCCGGTGACACGTTCGAGAGTGACGCGGCGCTGGTGCGCTGGCTGGGCGTGCATTTCGCGGAGATGCGGCGGGTGCTGAAGCCGAACGGGAGCGTGTATGTGTTTACGTGGCCCTCGCTGGCTGACCTGCTGAGCGTGGAAATGCGGCGGCACTTCAACGTGCTCAGTCATGTGGTTTGGCGCAAAGACCAAGGGCGACACAAAAGCGCCGAAATCGAGGGATTGCGGGCGTTCTTTCCGCAATCTGAGCGGATTATTCTAGCTGAGCAACGCGGCGCAGACAGTATGGCGCTAGGCGAATCGCAGTACGCCGCCGCGTGCGACGAGTTGCGCGGGTTCGTGTTTGAACCGTTGCGTGCCTATCTGGATGACGAGCGCGAACGTGCAGGCATCAGCTTTGAGCAGGTACGGCAAATTGTAGAATGTGCGCCCGGTTCAGGGCTTCCGTCTCACTGGTTTACGCGCTCACAATGGGCGTTACCAACCGAGGATAATTACCTCAAATTGCGTGCCGGATTTAACGCGCTCGGCAACGGGAGCGGTGAATACCTGCGGCGCGAGTACGAAGACCTGCGGCGCGAGTACGAAGACCTGCGGCGCCCGTTCAACGCAACGCCGGACGCGCCCTATACCGACGTGTGGGACTTCCCGACGGTGGGCGCGTATCCCGGCAGGCATCCCACTGAGAAGCCGCTGGCGATGATGCGCCACATCGTGCGCGTATCGTCACGTCCCGGCGCGGTGGTACTCGACCCGTTCTGTGGCAGCGGCACGACGCTCTTAGCGGCGTACCTCGAAGGGCGGCAGTACATCGGCGGCGACTTCGCGCAGCGGTGGGTGCACCGGAGCCGCCAGCGCATCGCAGAGCATACGCGCCCGATGCAGGCGGCGGCGGTGCAGCATGACGACGTGAGCGACTTGCCGCTCTTCGCGGCGCAGGAGGCGGCATGAGCACACCCACCCACCCGCTCGATGGCGAGCGCCCGGTGACCGTGACCCACTGGTGCGAGACGTGGCGCGCGATGCGCGAGACGCGCGTGCCCGCGCTGGGCGAACTGGACGTGCTCGCGTGGATTGAGACGCTCGAAGACACGGTGGCGGCGCAGCGGGCGCTGCTTCGCGAGATGCGAGAGGCCGCACAGGAGGCGGCGGGATAAATGGATGACATGAAAACACTACTGGATATGCTCAGGCTACCCCGCTTCTGCGGGCCGAACTTCCACAATGCGCCGCTGCTCACCCTTCAGGCGCGCAGCGAGTTTGAACCGTTTGGCCGCGCGAGCGAAACGTGGGAAGTGGAGTGGCGGTTGGAGCTACACATGATTCAGTCGTACTGGATGAGTACGACGGGCTGGCGACCGCGCAAACCCGGCCTCACGATGGAATTCAAGGGGCGCACTGAGGACAGCGTGATTCAGCAGGCCATCTCGTTTATTCGCGAGATGGAGGGGCAGGACATCGGGCTAAAGCAGAAGGAATCGGTGGAGTAGATGGCCGGTTATCAGTACACCATCATCATCGGGAACGTCGGACGCGTCGATGACGGCGCGTTGGCCTACACGCAATCCGGCACGGCGCGCTTCCGGTTCAGCGTGTTCGTCACGCGCAAGTGGACCGACCGCACCACGAACGAGGCGCGCGAGAAGACGACCATCTTTAACTGCACAGCGTGGCGGCAACTTGCGGAGACGTGTGCGCAATACGTCCGCACCGGGATGCAGATTATGGTCACGGGCGAGGTCGATGCGCGGGCGTACACCGCGCAAGATGGTGAGGCGCGCGCGTCCCTCGACCTTGATGTGCGCGATGTCCAGTTCCTCGGCAGCCGCGAGGACGCGCGCGAGGCGCAGGCGCGGGATGCGGACAGCGACCGAATGCCGTTCTAGCGGCGGGAGGGGATGAGATGAGCGAACGACTGACAGACGAACAGCTTGCAGCTATTCGGGCGCGCGCAGACGTCGCGGCGCCGGGGCCGTGGACATGGCGAGGTGGCAATCTGGTCACCCTGAATGACACTGCCCGGTCGATCAGTATGGGGCGGTGTGTGCTTGCAATTGATGGAGAAGCCACGTCCATAAATGACCTGGTTGAGTGGGAATATGTCCGGGAAGCAGAAGATGCCGAGTTTATCGCCGCATCCCGTGAGGACATCCCCGCGCTGTTGGCGCACATCGACACGTTGACAACCGAGCGTAACGCCCTGGTGGACGTTATTATGCGTCACACGGATATTTGCGTATTTGGCGGCGGACACGTGCGCAACGGCGTTGCGCGCCGGGACAGTTGCAAATACGGGCATCCGGGGTGCGCTTGCGCCGATTGGATAGCAACGCGCGGTTTAGATGACGAGGCGCGCTGGCGCGCAGAAATCGAGGCGCGCGTGGCAGAACTGTTCAAAGAACGGTTCCCGGTGGGCAGCGACGGCCCTTTCGACATCGGGATGCTGTACGAGCAGGCGACTTGGGAGGTGGCGGAGAAGGTGAAAGAGGAGATCCAGGCCACGTTCCAGCGCGACGTCGATCGTTTCTTAGGTCGGGAAGTTGGGCACCCGACACTTACGGGTGAGGACGAATCTTGACGCGCGCACCGCTGGCCGCCGAACTGTCGCAGATGCCGCCCACCCCGGAGCGCCGCCGCGCCGTGTACGCGCTGTGGATGACGCGCACGAAGACCGAGGTTGCGCGGCTTACGGGGCTGTCGCTGGGGCAAGTGGGCGCGGACCTGCGCTGGTGCATGACGCACGACGGCAAGCCGCGCAAGGGGCGCGCGCGCGGGGAGCGGACGGCGGCGGAGACGGAGGGTGTGCGCTTCGAGGAACGCGCGGGCGGCGCAACAGCCGAGAGCAAGTCGGCACGCATCACCACGCTCGACCAGTTACTCGCAGCGTGCGCGGTGGACTTGCAGCGGTGGCAGGTCGAGCGGTATATGGTCAACAAGTGGGAAGTAGGCGCTAAAAACGATGACGGCGACATTGTAATTGAACCGCTGTTCCAGGTCAAAGCGTGGCTGTCTGTACGCCAGTCTGCGCCCATTGAGGACGGGCTGGCACGCTATATCGAGCGTATCGGCACCCGCGCGCCCAAGCTACCCAAACCGCGCTACAACCTGGACGCGGGGGAGTATCTAGTGGTGCCAAGCATGTTCGATGCGCACTTCAACAAACGCAGCGCGGACGGCGCGTACACCATCGAGCGCGCGGCGGCGGACTTCTGCGCGGTGGCGGATGCGGCGGCGGCGCGGATTCGTGCGCTGTCTATGCCCGTCGAGCGCATCCTGTTTCCGGCAGGCAATGACGCGCTGCACGCGGACAACCTCGCCGGTACGACGACCGACGGCACGCAGTTGGAGACGGCGGCGGAGCAGCGCGACGCGGTGGACGCGGTGATCGAGGCTTACGAGTACGCAATCCGGCGGTTTGCCGAGGTCGCGCCGGTCGATGTGATTGTGGTGGAAAGCAACCATGACCGCTACAGCACGCATTGGCTCGGCAAGGTGATCGAGGCCATGTTCAAGCGCGCACCGCATATCAAGGTGGACGCGACACATGGCCCGCGCAAGTACTACCGCTACGGCGCAACGCTCATCGGTCTGGAACATGGCGACAAGGTAAAGCCGCGCGACCTCGCTGCGCTGATGGCGGGGGAAGCGCCGCACCTATGGGCGGCTACGCGCTACCGAGAATGGTTGCGTGGACACGTGCATCATTCGGCGTCGATGTTCTACCCGATTACGTCTGACAGTGGCGTAACGGCGCGCGTGATTCCGGCAATGTGTCCGCCTGACGAATACCACATCTTACACGGCTTTGTGGGCAGCCACCGCGCGGCTGAGGTGTTGTACTACCATCGGGAGTATGGACCGGCGGGCAGCTTCCCGGTGTTCGTGAGCGAGGTAGCGCCCGCAGAGGTAAGCGTGCTGCCGCGCAAGGTGGCGGCGGGAAGGATGGCGGCGTGACTAAATCGACCCTGGAACGAGCGTTCTTGTACTATTGGCGCGTGCTGGCCGAAGACTTGCCCGCGCCCGTGTCTGAGCACCGATTCGCCCCGCCCCGGCGCTGGCGCTTTGACTTCGCATGGCCGGATCGCAAGGTCGCGCTGGAACTTGAGGGCGGCACGTACAGCGGCGGGCGACATGTGCGCCCCGATGGATACGCGGCGGACGCTGAGAAGTACAACGCGGCGGTGCTGCACGGCTGGCGCGTGCTGCGCTACACCGGCGAAATGCTGGACGAAGACCCGGCGCGCGTCGTGCGCGAGGTCGCGACGCTGGTGCTGGGGGTCAAGGCGGCGTGACGCACAGGGCGCGTGCCGTCCCGCGCCGCGCCCTGTGGTAGACTACTGACATTGGAGCCGAATAGTCTAAGAGGAATTGTACCATGAGCGACCAATACGAACAAATAGCGCCCTACCCTACGCTGACCGATGCGCAGCGGATTCAGGCGCGCAAGAACGCCGCCCGGAACATCGTGGAAAAGTACGCACGCAAGCCGCGCCGGGAGGACTTTGACGACTATGCGCGCTCCCGGTTCCCGCGCTGGTTTACGGCGCTTGTCGCGCTGCTGCTGGTTTTTGTGGCGCTGTCTGCCGGTGTGATTTCAGCATTTCGGCTGTACTTCGCGGGTTACACGCAGTTCTACGCATCGGTTGAAAACGAGACGATGGCGCGCATCGTGGGCGTGCTTACACCGCTAGCCGCCGAGGTGCTGGTCATCGTGGCGGCGGTTGCAATGCAGGTGCATCTACACGCCAAGGGCCGCGCCCGGTTGATCGCGCTGGTGCCAGTGGCAACCGGGACTATCGTCGCGTTTGTTGGCAACTGGCAGATCGCGCAGCCCGCGTCAACATGGGGCTGGGTCGAGACGTTGTTCCCGCCGGTTGCGGTGCTATCTGTGGCGTTCTTTTTCGAGATTACACTCGTGCCAGAATTGGAGCGCCGCCAAGCCAATGAGAACGCCTATCGTGAGGCGCGCGCCGATTACGATCTGCTGATGAGTAACCCCGAAGCGCATGGCCAATGGAACAATGTTTATGGCTGGGCGCTGTGGGAAATGTGGGCGCATGTTTTCCAGCAAGACTATGAAATTTCAGAAATTGACCGAGCAAAAAGGCAGTTGATTGCACTTCGCGAAATGAGCGCAGACCGCTTTTTTGAGGGGGAAATTGCTAGTCTTGCAGCAATTTCAGGAAAGCAGCAGCAAGAATCCGCGCCATCGGTGACCAAACAAGACGTGTTGGAATGGTTGCGTGATAACCCTGGTGCAAAGGATTTATCCGGCAAAGAAATTGCCGAAATTACCGGAGCTTCAGAAGCGACTGTGAGCCGCGCGCGCAAGCTGTTCAGCATGAATGGGTACGGGGAGAATTAGCGGTGTCGCTTTCAGCGAGGTATAATTTCACTACCTCAAATCAAAGCCCCTGCGATGCTGGTAACATCCAGGGGCACGACCAAACCTGTATAGGAGGTTCGGCATGAACGAGTATACCCCGCAGTCGCAAGATTCCAAATGCTACGTATATCTTATTCAGTCGGGTGATGGCCCGGTAAAGATTGGCGTAGCGACCGATCCACAGTTCCGCCGAAACGAACTACAAACGGGTAACCCCTATCCGCTGACAATCTGCATGCTTATTGAGTGTGCCACATCGTCGGGCGCTTATGAGGTGGAGTCCGCATTTCACCGAGCGTTTGCTGATGCGCGCCTGCTAGGAGAATGGTTTGATGTTTCACCGGAGCAGGTAGCGGAAATCCTTGTGTTGGCGGGCGCGATAAAGCGCAATGTTGTCAATGTAGAGCCGTTTGCTTTGCCTGCGAGCGCCAGAACAAGTTACACGAAGAATATGTCCGCGCGATCTGTGGCGCGTGCCTTTATCGAAGAAAACCCGAACGCGCTGAATATGTCCGTCCGGCAGTTTGCGGCCGAGGCTGGCATTGGAAAGACGGTGGCCGCAGAGGTCATGGCGGAGTACCGTGAGGGGGCTTTTAGTAGCAATGGCAACGGACACTAATTCCAGTTGCGCCATGTCCGGGATGACGCCGGGGCGCGCTGTCCGGTGGGGGCATTGATGGCAATCATCTTCGGCACCTACCAGGGCCAGCCCGTGATGCTGGACTCGGAGCACACGGTGATCATCAGTGGCGCGCCAGAAGCCATCTGGCGCGCCATCCGCGCTAACTACCGCGAGGGTGAGCGCATTGACACGCAGATCGTCGCAGACATGACGTTCTTGCACCGCACAACTGTTGTGCGCAACCTCAAGCACCTGGCGCGCTACGGGCTGGTGCGCGCTGAACCCAAGCGACCCGGCGGCGCGTATCGCTGCTGGCTGGTCGCCGCCAAACACCCCTCAAAGATCACACCGCTCGTAACCTCACAGCAAACATCAAAAGTTGCATAAGTTGCACAATTCTTGACTCCCGCCGTTATACACTGGTAGTAAGCGGTGTTGTAGCACCGCGTCGCGTCGCTGCGATGGGGCAGGCGGGAGCGAAACACACTTCTCGGCCCGGTACGTCCGCCAGCTAAAGGCTGGGGCGCGGGCCATCCTTACGAACTGGCGCCGATGACCTGCCCCTCGTTTCGCGGACGCAGCACTGATATGCGACCTGCCCGGCGCGCCCGTGCTGGCGCGTCATACGGGGCTGCGCTTGGAAGCGTGCCGGGTTCGACTCCCGGCGGTCGCACTGGGTTCCGGGCGCCAGAAGACCCGGCGGATTCGCACGTTACGCGGGATGGGCGGCGTGTTGCTGGCGCGGCGCGCCGCCTCGGACTTCGGGAGCGACGCATGGACGCAGGGCTGATTCGGCTGATCGTGCTGGGCGCGGTGGTCGCGGTCGTGTTCGCGCTCGAAGTGTGGGCGCTGTGCGTGGTGGCGGCGCGATCGGATGATGATCTGGGGCAGCGGTAAATGGCGCTGAGCAAGCTGACTGATAAGCAACAAGCGTTTGTGTATGAGTACATCAAGGACCTCAACGGGACTGATGCTGCTCGTCGGGCTGGTTACAAGGGGACCGACAATACGCTTGCAGTTATTGCTCATGAAAACCTAAGAAAACCTAAGATTCGCGCCGCTATCGACCAACTTCTGCGCGAGCGCGCATTGACCGCCGCTGAAGTGGTGAGCCGCCTGACTGATCAGGCGCGTGGCATTCCGGAAGACTGCTTCACCGTCTTCGGCACGATGATCGCGGTGGATTTTGAGAAGTTGCGCGAGCACGGGCTGCTGCACCTGGTTAAAAAGGTGACCTACGGCAGGGATGGGCGCCCGACGATTGAGTTCTACGACGCGCAGTCGGCGCTTCAGCTTCTTGGGAAGTATCACAAGCTGTTCACCGATCGCGTTCAGGTGGATGACTGGCGCTCGCAGGCAATAGCCGATATTCGCCGGGGCGCGATTGATTACGAGGCGTTAGCCGAGGCATTCGATGACACTCTCGCTGCCGAGCTATTTAGAGCAGCAGGCGTACCTGTATCGCCTGGAGAAAGCTAAACGCCAGAGCCAGAGCGCGGCGTCGCTTCCGCCGTTTGAAGAGTTCTGCGCGCGCCGCTTGGTTGTGCAGAACAAGGCCGGGCAGATCGTACCTTTACAACTGAATAGAGCGCAGCAGCACTTGATCGCAAACCTGACGGGGCGCGACATCGTGCTCAAGGCGCGGCAACTCGGCATGAGCACGGTGATTCAGGCCAATCTGTTTTATGAGCAGATGCGCGGCAACGCGCGCACGTACACGCTCTGCCACGACGACGACCTGACGAGCACGCTTCGGCGCATGGTGGACCGCTTCTATGACCACCTGCCGGATGTTGATCGCCCGCCGCGCAAATTCGCCAACGCCTTGCTGACGACCTACCCGGCGCTCAACAGCGAGGGCAGCATTGCGACAGTGGGCGGGACGGCAGGCAAGCGCAAAGGGCGCGGCTCGTCGGTGACGCACATCCACGGCTCCGAGGTGGCGTTCTGGCCGGATGCCGAGAGCGTGATGGGCGCGGCGCTGCAAGCGGGCAACCCGGCGATTGTGCTGGAGAGCACGCCGAACGGCATGACCGGCTGGTTCTACGAGCGCTGCATGGAGGCGCTCGACGGCGATTCGGTGTGGACGCTGCACTTCTTCCCGTGGTGGTGGGATGACGAGTATCGCATTCCACTGGCCGACGGCGAGGTGTTGGACTATACCGACGAAGAGCAGGCGCTGGTCGAGGCGCACGGTCTCGATGCCGAGCAAATCAAGTGGCGGCGGAACAAGCAGCGGGAACTCCGCGACCTGTTTCCGCAGGAGTACCCCGAAGACCCGTACAGCTGCTTTTTGGCGAGCGGGACGTCGTATTTCGGGAATGTGGAGCATGTGTTCACCGCGCCGGCGGGCGCTGAGCCGATACCGGGCCGCCGATACGTGGCGGGGCTGGACTTCGGGCAGACGACCGACTACACGGTGATGTCGGTCCTGGATACGGTCGAGATGGTCGAGGTGGCCATGTTGCGCATTAACCGGATGTCGTGGGCCGACCAACGCCAGCGGATTGCGGACATGGCGCGGCACTGGAACAACTGCGAAGTGCACGCCGAGTGGAATAGCATCGGCGACCCGAACATCGAAGAACTGCATGCGGCGGGGGTTCGGGTGGTGGCCTTCAAGACGACCGCGCAAAGCAAGCCGCCGCTGATTCAGGGTTTGTACGTGGCTCTGCACGAGGCAGGATTGCGACTGCTTGACGACCCGGCAGGCCGTCACGAATTGCGCTCGTTTATCAGTAAGCAGACGGCGAACGGGCATTGGCAGTACCAGGCGCAGGAAGGCAGCCACGACGATACGGTGATGGCTCGCGCGCTGGCATGGCACGGGGCGCACAACCCGATGACGATCGAATTCGCGCCCAATCCATTTTTCGGGGGCTGAGGATATGCCTGGTGTAACCCGCTACATCCCGCCGACGGAAGACGGCCCGGCGCTGACCGCGCTCGAAGACGCCTACGACAAGGAGCTGCGCGCGCGGCAGAAAGCGCACGCCGAGGCGTGGAAGCTGTACAAGGGTGAGCATCACAAGCACCTGAAGCCAGACGGCAGCGGGACCGATGACAACATCACCATCAACCTCGTAGAGCTGCTGATCGACAAAGGCGTAAGCGCGCTGGTGGGCACGAACGACCAGGGCGACATCGAAGGCGTGACGCTCGACATCGTAGACGAGCCGGGCGAGCGCGGGTACGAAGGCCCGCCGCCGGACTATTCCGCACCTGACCAGCCGCAAGCCAAAAGCCCGGCGCAGCAGGCGCTTGATCAGGTCTTCGAGGCGAACCGGCGAGACATCCTGCTGCACAACGCCATTCTAAATGGCGGCGTGTGCGGGCACGTGTTTTTGAAGGTCGTGCCGGACGGCGCGCGCGACCCGCAGACCGGCGAGAAGCGGCTGCCCCGGCTGATCAATCTGAACCCCGATATTGTGTCGGTGTTTTGGGATGAGAGCGACATCGAGCGCGTGTTGTGGTATCGCATCGAGTACGGGACCGAAGGCAGCCGCAAGCGGCAGGACATCGTGCGCAACGTGGACGCGACCGGGGAAGACGCCTACGGCTGGACGATCCACCACTACACGCAGACCGCGCAGCAAGCTGGCTGGCAGCGAGCAGGGGCGCCGGTGGCGTGGGAGTATGACTGGGCGCCGGTGATCGACTGGCCGAACCTGCCCGACCCGAACGGCTATTACGGGATGAACGACATTCGCACGGGCGGCGCGGTGAACAGCGCGCTCAACTTCCTGATGTCGAACATGGCGCGCATCATCAAGCATCACGCGCACCCGAAGACCATTATTATCGGGGCAAATGCTGACGAAGTGCAGCAGACAGCGGTAGACCGGCTGTGGACCATCCGCAATGAGAACGCGAAGATCCTCAACCTGGAAATGCAGAGCGACCTGTCGTCTTCGATGGAACTGGTGCGGATGCTGCGCCGCTTCTTCTTCGACTCGGGCCGGGAAGTAGACCCGTCGAGCGTGCACGACCGGCTCGGCGACCTGACCAACTTCGCGCTGCGCGTGCTCTACACCGACACGCTCGCCAAAGGCGGCACGAAGCGGCTGCTGGCCGGGGACGGGCTGCGCAGCGTGTGCCGGTGCGTGCTCGACCTGATGGGCTTCGGCTTCGCGCACCAGATTACCGTGACGTGGCCGAAAGCCATCCCGACCGACGACCTGGCCGACGCGCAGGCGCTGGCGATTGACCGTCAGCACGGCCTGAGCCGCGAGACGTATCTCGACAAGCGCGGGTACGACTTCGAGCAGGAGATGGCGCGCGTGCAGTTGGAGCGCGGGGAGCGCATTGAGGACGCGATGGTGCAGCAGCAGGGCACGCTGACCAACGCGCTGGAAGGCATAGGCCGGCGCATGATGCTGGGGAGTGGAGTCAATGGCGGAGCGTGAGACGGTGCAGCCGCAGGGCCGCGCCGAGGACTGGACCGATGACGAGATTGCGGCCCTGACTGGCATTACGGCAGACGGGCGCATCAGCCCGGCGGTGCTGGCGGACGCGAAAGCCGACGCGCGCCGCTATCCCGATCTGGCGCGCTTCCTGGACGCGCGGCGCGATGGCTAGCCGACGCGATAGCCGCAAGCCGTACCGCTGGAACGCGGGCGCGGGGCGCTACATTGACCCCGACAGCGGCCAGTTTGTGCCGAAGCAGGCCGAAGTGCGCGCGCTGGATAGCCGCATTCAGTCGGGTATCAACCAGGTGCGCGCGGTGACGGTGGGCGTGCTGGAAGGCGCGGTATCGGTCGAAGACTGGCAGACAGCGGTCGCGGTCGAACTGCGGCGGATGCACACGCAAGCGGCGGCGCTCGGTCGCGGCGGCTGGCAGCAGATGACGCCGCGCGACTGGGGGCGGATTGGCCGGGCGCTGCGCGACGAATACGGCTATCTCGCCACCTTTGCGACGACGCTGGCCGGGGGCAATCTGAGCGAGGCGCAGGTGAATGCGCGCCTGACGCTCTACGTCAACGGTATCTGGTCGTCATACTGGAAGGGCGTGGCGGGGGCGATGCAAGAGGCGGGTATGACCGAAGAGCGCCGCATCCTGACGCCCGCCGAACACTGCGCAGACTGCGAAGGCTACGCGGCGCAGGGCTGGCAGCCGCTCGGCTCGCTCCCCGAACCGGGGGAAGGGTCGGCGTGCGGCCACAACTGCCGCTGCATCAAGGTCTACCGCGCCCCTGACGGGCGCATGGTAGACGAGTGGATGACCGAGTACGACGTGGACTTTACCGGAGAGGTGGCTTGATGCCAACAGATGATTTGGGCCAGACGCCCACCAGTACGACCCCGGAGCCGGACTCCGAGGGACAGCAGCCGGAACAGGGGAGCGCGGAGCAGGCGCCGAAACTGGTTGACGTGAACGCACGCGACGACCAGGGGCACCAGTTGTGGTTTCCGCGCGAGGCGATGACACAGACGCGGGAGGAAGCCGCGAGATACCGCCGTCTGTACCAGGAGGCAAAGCAGGCGCTCGAAGCGCACGCCCAGCCCGCCGACAAGCAGGACAAGAAAGAGAAGCCTGATCCGGCGAAAGACCAGGAAAGCGACATTGCCAGCCGACTCGCACAGCTGGAAGCGCGCGAGCGTGAGTTGGTGATCGAAAATGCGATCCTGGCAGCGGCGGCGCGGCGCACTGACGAGCGCGGGGCGTTTATCAACCCCGCCGAGGCGGTGAAGCTGCTCGACCGCACCAACGTCCAATTGCACGACGACGGAACCGTGAAGGGTGTCGAGGAAGCGCTCAAGGCGCTGGCGACACAATCGCCGCACCTGCTGGCGCAGGACGGCAAGCGCCCGCCCAAGATTGACCCGACGAACCCCGGCGGGGGCAGTCCGGGCACGCCGCAGATTGTCAAAGACATTCAGGCGCGCATGAGCGGGCAGACCAACCCCTTCGGCGGCGGCGGCGTCGTGCTACCTGAGGAGTAACGAGCATGACCACTGGACCGACTCGTTGGGCGGACATTACGTCCATCACCAACGACATTTATGAGGGGGCGCTGTTTACGCTCCGGCAGCAGAACCTGCTGGCGCGCACCGTGACGGTATTCCGTGATACCGCCGGTATGCAGCCCCGTAAGGTCACGGAATACGGGCAGGCGAATCCGCGCCAGGTCGATGAACTGGAAGACGTGACGCCGACCCGGTTCGACCGCACCCTGCTCAACACCCTGACGCCGCATCGCCATGCCGACATGTTCCTGTTGTCGGACCAGCGGGTCGCAACCGACGCGCAGAACGTTCGTTTGGACGCGGCTCTGGAATTGGGTTCGTCGTTCGCGCAGGACGTGGACGAGAAAATCGCGTCGCTGTTCGGCTCGCTGACCGGCGGGACCATCGGCTCGGCGGGCGGGACCATCACGTGGGCCAAGCTCATCGGCGCGCGCTCGCTCATGCAGGGGCTTAAAATCCCCGGCCCGTACTGGTGCGTTCTGCACCCCTATCAATGGGCGCACCTGGTTACCTCGGCGCTGGCAACCGGCGCGGAGATCGCCAACGCGCCCGGCTTCCAGGATGCGCTTGTGAACTCGTTTTTCACCAGCACCATCCTCGGCGGGGTGACGTTCGTGGTGACGCCATCGATCGCGGTGGACGGGAACGGGGACGCGGTGGGCGCGATGTACAACCCGATGGCGCTGGCCTATGACGAGCGCCGGGCGTTCAGCATCGAGCCGCAGCGTGACGCGAGCCGTCAGGCGACGGAACTGAACGCGTCGATGTGGTACGCCTACGGCACATGGGACCCGAAGCGCGGGATTGCCATCGTCGGCGACGCGGCGACACCGAGCTAAGGAGAGTGAGTCGTGAGTAATGCGATGGATGTGAAGCAGGTCGTCGTGCCGCTCGACGCGGCGTCGTGGGCGGGCGATAACGTGCAGCAGCGCATTTTGCGCGCGCCGAACGCCGAAGACGGCGGTGGCCTGACGATCGTGTCGGCTTACGCGGTCAACGAAGCCGCGACAGGAGCGGGTGGTACTGCGTTCTCACTTTCGCTGCACAACTACGGGACCGCCGGGACCGCGATCAAGGCAGTCGGCGGGACCGTGGCGGCACCGCTCGGCGGCACAGCCGACCCGTTTGAGGCGGGCGTGCCGAAGGCGTTTGTGCTGTCGAACGCGTATCTGGCAGCGGGCGAGTGGTTGGTCCTGGATAAGCAGGAAACCAACTCGTCTGACCCGACGCGCGGCGTGGTCGTGATCGACTATCTGCTCGGCAAGTAAGCCGGGCCTTCGTGGATGGGTGGGGCGGGGGCTGAACTCCCGCCCCGAACTAACGCTGAATGTACTCGCTCTCGGTATTCTCGCTACTGTGCACCCATGTGTGGCAGAGCGAGCAGAGCGTAATCAGATTGTCGGGGTCAAATCGGAGTTCGGGGTAGTCTGCCCAGGCAGCGATATGGTGAGTATGGAGAATAACGTCATCGTCTTGGCATCGTTTTTTCCCTCAAATACGAACCGATGTTCAATGGTATTCTAACGCGGCACATAGAACAATGCAAATAACGGAAAGGGGTGCGATATGAAAATTTTATGGCTTTCAAATGCCCCTCATGTCTGTACCGGCTACGGCAACCAGACGCAGGTCAATGTGCCGCGCCTGCGCGACCTCGGCCACGAGATGAGCGTCACGGCGTTTTACGGGTTGCAAGGCGCACCGAGCCTGTGGGACGGTATCTTGATTCTGCCCGCGTCGCAGAACCCCTACGGCAACGATGTGATTGTCGCCGACGCGACGCACGTCCAGGCCGATATTGTTGTGACGCTCATGGACGTGTGGGTGCTGGCGCCGGAAGTCATGTCGCAGGTGGCGTGGTATCCGTGGCTCCCGATTGACCACGACCCCGCGCCGCCGGCTGTGGTGGACGTGCTCAAGGCGTGCCGCCGCCCGATTGCTTATTCGCAGTTTGGCGTCAAGAAGCTAAAAGAAGCAGGCTTTGACCCGCTCTACGTCCCGCACAGCGTGGATCGCAGCGTGTACAAGCCGCTGGACCGCGCCGAGAGCCGGAAGGCGCTTGGCTTCAAGGAGAGCGAGTTCGTGGTGGGGCTGGTGGCAGCCAACAAGGGCGCGCCGAGCCGCAAAGCGTTCGACCAGCAGATCCGCGCGTTTGCCGAGTTCCAGCGCCGGCACAAGGACGCCGTGCTCTACCTGCACACCGACATGCTTGGGATGCAAGGCGAGAACCTGCGGCGCATCATCGAACTGGCGGGCCTGCCCAAAGGGGCGGTCGTGGAAGTGCCGAGCTACCGCTACGCGCGGGGCTTCATCCCGTGGCAGTGGATGGCGCAGGCGTATAACACGTTTGACGTGCTGCTGCACGCGACGCGGGGCGAGGGCTTCGGCCTGACCATTATTGAGGCGCAGGCGTGCGGCTGCCCGGTCATCGTGACCGATTTCAGCGCCATGCCGGAACTGGTGACGGACGGGCTGGGCTGGAAGGTCGGCTTCAGCGACAAGTTTTTTAGCCAGGACAGCTATCAGGTGACGCCGAGCGTGCCGGAGATTGTGGACGCGCTCGAACAGGCGTATCAGCGGCGCGGGGATGCCGACCTGCGCGCGGCGGTGGCAAAGACGATGGACGCCTACGACGCCGATCATGTCGCAAACCATTACTGGAAGCCGGTGCTGGCCGAGATTGCGCGGGACGTGGCTGCCGAACAGGGCGCCGTCACGCAGGCGCGCGCCGGACGGCGCAAGGAACGGGAGGCACTCCGTGAGCGAGCGAAAGTATAAGCAGTTGGGCGCGGATTATCACTGGCGATGGGCCGCAGCGGGAGACAGCAATCCGTATGTGCGCTGGGTCAAGCAGGTGTTGCGCTATCTGCCCGAGCAAGGCGACGGCGCGACGCTGCTCGACGTGGGCTGCGGGGATGGCTATCCGGCGAGCCTGCTGGTGGCACGCGGCTATGCTGTGACGGGCGTGGATGTGCTCGACGGGCCGCTGGCCGTGGCGCGCGAGAGGGTGCCGGGCGCGTCGTTCTACCACGCCGAGCGGGACGCGCTGCCGCAAATCAGTGATTATGTGCTGGCGCTCGAATCGCTTGAGCACATGGCAGACCCGTCCCTGCTCTTGGCGGCGGCGCTCAACTGCGAGCGCTACGCGCTCATCAGCAGCCCGCCGGCAGGGCACGACCGCTACGCGCTGCGCAGCTACACCGAAGACGAGGTGCGTGCGCTGTTTGAGGGCTGCGCGGTTGAGGTGCTGGTAGATGAAGGCGAGCACCGGCTCTTTCAGGTGACGCCACTCCGAAGCGAACCAGGCAATACCGAAGCCTTGATAGCGCAGGCTGAAGCCGACGAGGCGCCGAAAGCCGCGCCAAAAAGGAAAAAGCGTGCAAATCGTCGTACTGAGTGACGACCGGATGCCCTTACGTCCCGATGCCATCGGCGGGCTGTCCCGCTCGTTGTGGGACCTCGCCGACGGGCTGGCCGCGCGCGGTCATGCCGTGACGCTGGTCGCGGCGCGGGGGAGCGTCTTTCCGCGCGGGCAGCTCATCACATGGGGCGCCGGGGCGATGGCGATTGAGGCGGACGCATGGCTCGACGGCAGTCACGCGCACCTGCTGAGCCAGGCGCGGCCCGATCTACCGGTGCTCAATCGCATCGGCGATCTGGAATGCGCCTGGAAGCCGCCGAACGTGGTAGTAGCGACAGAATACATGCGGGGGTATTTCCCCAACGCTCGGATTATCAAGACCGGCGTGAAAGACGAAGGGGTATTTAATCCCACACCCGGTAATCACCTGCTCTTTATGGGCGGGACGATTGGACGTAAAGGACCAGAGATTGCCAGAACAGTTGCCCGAACAGCCGGATTTGAGCTACGGGCTTACGGAGAAGGTCTAGCGCCCTTGCGAGGGAAAGAGAAGTGGGAAGTCCTCTCAAGTGCGCTGGCACTGCTGCACCCAAGTCTGTCAGACGCGGCTCCGAGATTACCACTGGAAGCTGCAACAGTCGGAACGCCGACCGTCTGTCTCGATATTACCGGCGCTGCGGAGCACGTGCAGCATTGCGTCAGCGGGTTTATCTGTGAAGACCCGGTAGAAATGGTCGAAGCCGTGCGTGACGCGGCGCTGCTGGACCGGCGCGCTATCCGGGAGTGGGTGCTGGAAGAACATGCATTTGACCGGATGATCGACGCATACGAAGCGGCGCTGGCGAGCGTCGCAGATGGGGAGAGGTGGTAATCATGTCGATGCTCGTGCTCTGGCAGTTTCGGACGATCAAGCTCACGCCCACGATTTCCGCGACGCAGTACAGCGCCGGGGATGTGGTGGGCGGGCTGATGACGCTGCCCGTAAAAAACGAGGAAAGCGGCAGGGCGTCCGGCTATATCTCGCGCGTGCAAGTCGTGGACAAGGACGGCGTGGGCGCGGCCGGAAAGTTGTACGTCTTCAGCGAGAAACCGGCGGAGATCGCGGACCACGCTGCCTTCGCGCTGGAGATCGCGGACTGGCACAAGCTGATCGGCGACCCAATCGCGATCAGCACCTACGACACGATCGGCAACTTCAAGCGCGAGCAGGTCAAGCTCGACGCCGAACTCGAATACAACGCCGCCGATGGCAACCTGTACGCCTACTTCGTGGCGGATGCGACGCCGGACTTCACGAACACTGACGCGCTGACCTTCCTCGTGCATATCGGGGTGATGTGATGGCGGCGCGCGCGGGGATGCTGACGCTCATCACCCGGCTGCGGGGGATGACCAATGCCGGGACGGCGGACTGGTCCGACGAGGCGCTGCAAGACGTGCTCGACGCCCGGCGGGTGGACCTGAACCGCGCGCCGCTCGAGGCCGAGCCCGAATACGTCAACGGCACGACCGTCTGGCATGACTACTACGCGCCGCTCGGCAATTTCGAGGAAGCGTCCAGCGGGGCGCAGTACTGGCGCGTCGAGAACACCAGCGGGGAGGCTGTCGGGACCGCCGACTATACCGTCGATTACGCCTCGGGCTACATCCGCTTCACCGCCGACCAGGGCGGCACGACCTACTACTTGCGCGGGCGGTCGTATCAGATGAATCTCGCGGCGGCGGACGTGTGGCGGCGCAAGGCGGCGGCCTACGCGGAACGCTACGACGTGCAGACGGATAACCACCGTCTGAACCGGAGCCAGGTCATCGCGCACTGCCTGAAGATGGCCGCCGAATATGAGGCGAAGGCCGGCATTCAGTCGGTGCAAGTCGTGCGGGGAGACTTGGTGTGAGCCTGATGCTGTCGCCCGACGAACTGGCCGACCTGCGCGCCGAGGTGTTGGGGCTGCTGCCAGACCAGGCCGTCATTCTGCGGCCAGAGGGGACGGTGACGGCCAGCGGTGCATGGTCGGAGACGTACCGCGCGGCCGGCACGGTGGCGGCGCGGATCGACCCCTTGAAGATGGCGCAGGGGGACCGCGTGATTGCCCTGCAGGAGCGCGGCAAGGCGTGGTACCAGCTTTCCGTACCGTGGGATGCCGACCTGCGCGACGGCGACCGGGTGAGCGTGGCTGACGTGACGTATGAACTGGTGCAGGTGCACGACGACCATAGCCAGCGCATTGTGCGGCGCGGCATTCTGTCGAAGCTGGGGGCGGGGTGATGCTGGATTTTCGCGCCACGGTAACGCCGGGGCTGTTCCGCACGATTGAGGCGGTACTGTCGTCGCGCTTCGAAACGGCGATCAAAGAGGTGGCGGAAGTCGGCCAGAAAAGCGCGAAGGCGCTGGTCAGCGGGCCGTCGCCGTCGTCGCCCGGTCACCCGCCCGGCATCATCACCGGGTGGCTGCGCGACTCGATTACCATTGCGCAGCAGGATCGCTATCATTGGATTCTACTCGCTGGCGCGCACTACTCGCTGTACCTGGAGTTCGGGACGTACAAGATGGCCGCGCGGCCCTTCATGCGCCCGACAGCCGTCACACTGCGACAAGTCGCGCCCGGCATTGTGAAGCGTGCAATGGGAGGGTAGTCGAATGAAAGTGATCCTGGTACTCGGCTTTACGGCGCTTATGCTGGCGTCCGGCGCGCTGTTCCTGACCGGCGTGCAGTGGTTGATGACCGATCAAGCCTACGCCCCGCAGCAGGACGCGGCGGCCAGCCTTGCCACGGCGTACTTCGTGGCGTCGTTTATTTGCATGTGGCTGGCCTCGAAGCTGGGCGGTGCCTACGACCGCCGGGAACAGGCCAGCATGACCGAGTGGGAACGGCGGCGGCGGGACCGTGATTAGCGCGCTGTTTGAGGGCATCCGGGGCAAGCTGATTGCCGACACCGCCGTCAAGGCGGTCACGACGCGCGTCTATCCGGTGCTGGCGCCGCAGAGCGCGCCGCTGCCCGTGATTGTCATGCAGATCGCGGCCGGGGGGTCGCTCAATGAGACGCCCCGTGATGAGTTGGACGTGTGGGTGGATGTGAAGGCTATCGCGGCAGAAGCGCCTGATGCGCTGTCTCTGGCCGACAAAATCCGCGCCGCGCTCCACGAACAAGATTTGTCCCTGGGGGGCAACTGGAAAACCGTGCGCTGCCAGCATGAACGTCCGTGGACGTTCCAGGTGACCGAAGACGGACGGCAGTACTGGCAGGCGGGCGGCACCTATCGCATTCGAGCAGTGGTTGAGGTGAATCCATGAGCGCAACACAGCGCCTGACCGGCCACCAGTTGGTGGTCATCTTTCAGACGGGCGGGCAGAACTATGTGATTTCGGGCGACCAGACCTCGTTGGAAATCACGATGGATACCAACGAGGCGGACATGACCGCTGGGGCCGACGAGTACGTGTACATGAAGCCGACGGTGTGCATGACCGGCGCGACCCTGACGTGCAAGTACATCGGCACGAACGGGACCGCGACCTGGGGCGCGATTCCGGTCGGCACCGAGGGCACGCTGATCTACGGGCCGGAGGGCACGGCGGCAGGCAAGCCGAAGGGTGGCTTCCCGTGCTACATCAAGTCGAAGCCGTTCAGCATCCCGTACAACGACGCGATTGTCCGCACCGCGACGTTCAGCCCGCAGGGCGGCGTCTACGGCACGAGCGTCTTCGATCCGGACGTGCACACGTTCTAGCAGCGGGGCGGGGCAACCCGCCCCTCTTGAGAGGGCATGATGGCAAAAGACAAATCGCAGGACGAAACCGGCGAGCGCATCCAGATCGACGGCCTCAAGATTGACCTGACCAACGTGTCGGTCAAGGAGTGGGCTGAGTTCACCGACCTTGAGAACGCGCGGATGCTGCCCCTGACCGAGCGCACGCGGCGCCAGGCGGCGTATCTGGCGCGGTGGGTCGTGGCGCTGCCGGATGGGTGGGGCGACCCTGCCGACGAGCAGACGTATCTCAATCTCAATATGTGGTCGCAGTGGTTGCCTCTGGTCACCGCGCTCTGGCAGTCGGTCGAGGATGTCCGAAAAAAAGCGATGACGCGCTACATGACGCCATAACGTTCGACGCCGAACTGCCGGGTGAGGTGTACACGGATTATCAGATGTACCGCTTCGCTCAGGAGTTCGGCTACACGCCAGACGAGTTTCGAGCGTTAAGCGTGACGGACAAGCAGCGTCTGTGGGGTTTCCTGCGCGGCGAAACGATGGGCAAGAAGCACCGGCGCGGAGAATGGGACGAATAACATGGGACTGTTGAGCGTCAGCGGTGTGCAAGTCGATATTATGGGCAACCTCGCGCCCTTGCGCCGGGACTTGCAGACGGCGGAGCGCGAGTTGTCGTCGTTTGCGCGCACCGTCTCGGGCACGGGCACCGGCGCGGGTACCGGCTCGCTGGCAGGCGCAACCACCACAGCCAACACGTTCTTCAACCGGCTCCGCTCCGGCGCGCAGGACATCTTCTTTATGACCAACGCCGCAAGCCAGATGTACGCGGCGTTCTCCAAGCCGTTCAAGGCCGCCGATGACCTGGCGCAGATGGGGTTTGCGGCGGAGCGCTCGCGGATCGCCCTGACCAATATGCTCGGCAGCGCGGCGGAATACGACCGCTGGATGCGCGCCATTAAGACCGCCACGCACGGCACGATTTCGGAGATGGAAGCGGCGGGACTGGGCTACCAGTCGCTGCGCCTGGGGCTGGCGAAAACGTCCGAGGAAGCGCAGGAGTTCGTGCGCGTCGCGACCATCATCGGGCAGGCTTCGCCGCAACTGAGCGGCGCGGCGGACGCCATCTCGGAAATCAGCCTGACGATTGCGAACATGTCGTGGCGGCGCCTGGACCAACTCGGTCTGAGCGTGTCGGACACGAGGGCGCGCATGGAAGAATTGATGGACCTGAACGCCAACCTCACAAAAGAGGAAGCGTTCCAGCAGGCGGTCATGGAAGGGCTGACCGCACAGGCGAATATGCTTGGCGACGAGCTGATCGAGGTCGGCGCGGCGACGCAGCGGTGGAAAATCTTTTGGAATGAGCTAAAGACGGACATCGGCTGGAAGATTGGCGAGGGCTTTGACGGCGCCATTATCGCGGTCGAGAGCATGATCGAGATGATGCACGTGCTGACTGATGAGCCGTGGAAAGTGCGCATCCTGGCCGAGATGGCAGGCTTTCCGCAGTGGGCGATCGACGCCATGAACGCGGGCGGCACGGGGCAGGGAGACATCTCCAACCCGTATGATGCCGTGCTCGGACGCCAGCAGTCACTGATTCGCGGCGGCGGGGGCGGAACGCGCGGCACGGGCGGTGCGATGCCGCTGCCCATGTGGGGCGATCTGGACATGTTCCTGCGCGCGCAGATTGAACTGGGCGGCGCGTTGGGCATGGAACAGCGCGGTATGTTGCAGCCCAAAGGGGATTTGTTGGGCATGTCGGTGCGCGAGTCGGTGAATGCGTACTACGATGCCTACTACGAGGCGCAGTTGCGCGCCATTGAACAATCGAGCCGGAGCGCGCGCGGGCGGCTGCGGATGTATGGTACCGGCGGCGGGATGGACACGCTGATGCTCATCGCCGGACTGCAACTGCACGGCGCGGCGCTGTCGCCCGATGTGCGGCAGTCTGTCGATACCTACTACGATGCGTACTATCGGGCGCAAGAAGAGGCGATTGCGCGCACCAGCGCCCGGTCGCGCAGCCGCGTGACCCGGTACCTGCCCAACTATAAGGAACTTGGCGCGGCGGCCACCGGCCCGCTGCCTCAATTCCCTGAATCGTCCTACCTCACAACGCTCGGACAGCACGGCGGGTCGCTGGCGCACATCTTTGCGCGCGGGTTGGGCCTGCCGACCGATCGCAGCGGCGTACCGAGGCAAGACGCCTATCAGGAGTGGTACTGGCAGCAGTACTACACGCAAGGCGGCTGGCAGGGCGGCGACGTGCAGCCCTGGCAGGTAGACCCGGCCACGCGCCGCACGCGCGAGCAGATCGCGGCGTCTCAGGCGCGGTACGCGGAACAGCAGCGCATGGCGCAGATGCGCGCCTTCCGCGAGGCAGATGCGGCAAGTTATGCGGACCCCCGGCAAGGGCGTTTCGGCGGCCTGCCGGCGGCCTGGTACGGGGTCACGGAAGCCTTGCGGATGATGCCTGACATGGCGGATATGGCGCGCCAGCAGCAGGCGTATCAAGACATGCTGACGCGGCTGGCGCCGCCGCCCCGCGCGCAATCGCTTGACGAGTTCTTCCAAATTTCGCCAGAGCGTCTCGACACTGAGGTGTACAGCGTCATGGCGAACGCGCTGGGCGAAGCGGGGGTGAACGCGGAACTGGCCAACGAAGCCCTGAAGCTGTTTGAATGGCAGACGGGCATGACCACACCCACGGCAGAATTGTTCAACGCGCGGGTGGAAGTCCTGACGCAAAAGCTCGGCACGGGCGAGGTCACTGCCGCGCAGTTTGCCGACGCGATGGCGCTTTTGGCGCAGACGGACCTCAGCCCGCTCTCGCTCTTGTGGGAAGCGGATCTGAAAGTGGATGATTGGGAGGCGGTCACGAATACGATTGACCGGCTGTCAAAGATTGACCTGCCGAGCGCTCTGCATCTGATGACGTCTCCCATGACGGCTTACCCGCAGGGAAGGGGGATGACACCGGCTGTCCCGCTGCGCGATATGTGGAAGTCAGGGGTCGAGACGTATACCGCCGGGGTTGACTTCCCAGCCGCTGCGCTGCAGGCGTTACAGAGCGACGCCGAAAACGCGCTTGAAGCCATCCAACGCCTGCCGACCGAGGGCGTAGACGCGACGCAACAGTTTAGCGAGGGCGCGACCAGTTGGTTTGAAACGTGGTCATCGGAGAGCTTGCCGTACATCGACACGATTAACTCGGAGCTTGGCACGATTGAGGAACGGATCGCGCGCCTGACGATGATGCCGTTTGTGGTCACGCTGAGTGTGAATGATCCCGGCGGCGGCGCGCCAGCGGCGCCCAGCGGGGCGCCGCGTTATGGCGGGCGGGCGATTACGCCGTTTGCCAAGGGTGGCTTTACCGGCGTGGGGTCACCGAATGAGGTGGCGGGGATCGTTCACAAAGGTGAGTATGTCGTGCCGCGCGGCGGCGCGCTGGTGCTCGACCGCAGCGCCAGCGGCGGGAGCAGCCCGACGATTGTCGTGCAGCAGTTGAACACATTTGGCGACTGGCGCGGCGCGGTCCGGCAGTTGGAGCAGGCCGCGCAGGACGCAGGCTATAGGCTCAAGGTGCGCTGATGAGTAAATCCGACTATCTCGAAGGCAAGGTGCTCGACCACCTGCTCGGACGCACGACCTACACCGCCCCGGCGACAGTCTATGTGGCGCTCTACACGTCCGCGCCGACCGACTCGGGCGGCGGCACGGAGGTCAGCGGGGGATTGCGGCGCGTGGTGGGGCATGTTCACCGCTGCGATGGGTAGCTACCACATGCGCGCCGAAATCGAGTTCGGGGACTTCTTCGTCTCCGAACCCACGTCCGGCGCGGCGGCGCTTGCTGGATCGGCGGCGGGTGGCGCGACGACCAGCGGCACGCTGACCCTGACGGCGCCCACCCCGCCGCCGCCGCCGCCCGGCCCGTGGGACCG